GATAAGGTTTACTTTGGTACATTGGCCAAAGATTACAAAAACGAATATTTAAAGTATACTAATTTCAAGAACAATGACGAAAATCTTATTGTTATGAGTTGGCAAGATGTATGTTTTGTAGAGGAGATCGAGTAATGGCAACTGGACTTTATGCAAATATCCACGCTAAACAAGAACGCATTAAACGTGAAAAAGCCGAGGGCAAAAAAGTAGAAAAAATGAGAACGCCTGGCACAAAGGGCGCACCAACAGCTGCTGCATTCAAACAATCTGCTAAAACGGCCAAGAAATGAGAAAGCACGATAAGCCCATCGAGCACAAAACCACGGGTAAGGGTAAGACTTACAACCCTACGGACAAAGGTGCGGGAATGACTGCAAAAGGGCGTGCTGAGTACAATGCCAAGAACGGCAGTAACTTAAAAGCACCAGCTCCTAATCCAAAAACAGAAAAGGATAAAGGTAGAAAAGCTAGTTTCTGCGCCCGCATGGAAGGTGTAGTCAAGAACGCTAAAGGCCCAGCAGAACGGGCTAAAGCATCACTCAAGAACTGGAACTGTTAATGCCACTCATCAAATCAACATCACCAAAAGCATTCAAAGAAAACATCAAGACAGAAATGAAAGCTGGTAAGCCAGTAAAGCAAGCCGTGGCCATCGCTTATGCTGAAAAGAACGCAGCAAAGAAAGCCAAAGATAAAAAGAAATGACATTTATTTACGCATTGACTGACCCAGTTACCGATGAAGTTCGGTATGTGGGTAAAGCTGATCGTGTAAAAGTACGTTATGTAAGCCATTTAAGGGAAGCTAGAAGCGGTAAAGATTCGTATAAATGTAATTGGATAAGACAGCTAATAAACAATGGCCAAAAGCCTAAATTGATTGTTTTAGAAGAAATTAACCAAGATGAGTGGAAAAAAGCTGAAATCTATTACATTGAAGAATTCAAAAGATTAGGCCATAATTTAACTAATTTAGCTAAAGGTGGCGAAGGTTTTGAAACTGGTTATGTCCAAGATCATTTATTTACTATGAAAAAATATCTAGGCAAACGGTATAACGAATTGAAAAAAACCAATAATTTTGCTTTATTAAATAGGGTAGCAACAACAATGTCTTTACTAGCATTTGCAAAACCCCAATTTGTTCCTAAACGATGGTTAGCAATTCAATTGCCTTAAATATATGGATGAAACAAAACCAAGAGGCAGACCAACTTTATTCAAAGAAGAATTTGCCGATCAATTAATAGATTATTTTAATATTGAACCATATTGGGAAAAGGTTGAACTTAACAAAGATGGAAACCCAGTAGTTATCAAAGTAGCTAATAAGTTCCCAACATTGGCTAGGTTTGCTACAATACTTGGAGTGACAAGAGAAACACTTCACGATTGGGCAACATCTAAAAACGTACACGGTGAACTTAAGTATCCAGATTTTTCTTACGCCTATAAAAGGGCAAAGGATTATCAAGAATCAATCTTAGTAGAAGGCACGATGAATGGTGTATTTAATGCGCCTTTTTCAATCTTTACTGCTAAAAACGTATTGGGTTGGCGTGATAAAACTGAACAAGAGATTACAGGCAAAGATGGCGAATCTTTAATGTCTGCGATACAAGTAACTTTTGTCACTCCTAAAGATGTTGGCGAAACGGTTTAGTCCCGTGGGATGAAGATATTAAAGAGTGTTGTTCACCTGACCCTGCTACATGGGAGCGCCAACAATGCAAGCTAAGGTAGAGTTTCCATTAAAGCTGCAATGCTTGTTTAAACCAAGCAGATATAAAGTATTGTGGGGTGGCCGAGGTGGTGCTAAGTCTTGGGGAATAGCCAGAGCATTGCTGATTACAGGGTCTAGTAAGCCAATGAGGGTTTTATGCGCCCGTGAATTTCAAACATCTATCAAAGATTCCGTACATAAGCTATTATGCGACCAAATCGTATCCATGAACTTGGTTGAGTTCTATGAGATAACAGATAGAACGATTAGGGGCAAGAACGGCACGGAGTTTAACTTTGTTGGCCTAAAGAACAATGTGGCCAATGTTAAGTCTTATGAGGGTGTAGATGTTTGTTGGGTAGAAGAAGCCCAAAGCGTATCCAAACGGTCATGGGATGTGCTGATACCTACCATCCGTAAAGAAAACTCAGAAATATGGGTTTCATTCAATCCTGAACTAGAAACGGATGAGACTTACCAAAGGTTCATCATTCACCAGCCAACCAATGCGGTGGTGCAAAAGATCAATTGGAACGATAATCCTTGGTTTCCTGAAACATTAAGGTTGGAAAAAGATACGCTAAAAATGCGAGATGTTGAAGCGTACAACATGGTTTGGGAAGGCATTTGTAGGATAACGGTGGATGGTGCGGTGTTTGCCAAAGAAATGCAGATGGCCGAGATCAACAATCAGATTCAGAATGTGCCATACGACCCTATCAAGCCGGTGTTCACGGTCTGGGACTTGGGATGGGCAGATGCAACGGCCATTTGGTTTGTGCAGTTTATTGGCATGGAAATCAGGGTGATACGTTATTTAGAGGACAGTCAAAAGACAATTAGCCATTATTTAGCTGAAATACAAAAGTTTGGTTATGTGTACGATACGCATTATTTACCGCATGACGCTGCAAGCCACAATCTAGGAACAGGCAAAAGCATAGAGGAAATCGTAAGGGCTACGGGTATGCGGGTGCAAATCCTAGACCGAGTGCCAATAGCTGATTCAATCAATGCTGCTAGAACGGTGTTTCCAAGGTGTTATTTTGATCGTACAAATACAGCTGATGGGCTACAATGTCTCAGGCACTATCGATATGATGTTGACCCAGACACTAAACAATTTAGTAGAATGCCATTGCACGATCAATATTCACATGGGGCAGATGCTTTCCGAATGCTTGGGTTAATGGTGTCAGAGCCTAGAAAACCCGTCAAAAGAAAGCCTCAAATGGATATACCAATTGGTTGGATGGGCTAGAAAAGGATATATATGGATGATTTTGACCCAAGAATTACCGAAGCTAAACAATTCTTAAAGTTGGCCAACGATGCCGATACCAACAATCGGTCTGAAGCGCTAGAAGATTTAAAGTTTGCAGCAGGCGATCAATGGCCTGTGGAGATACAAAATAGCCGTAATCTTGAAGCTAGACCATGCTTAACCATTAACAAGATTGATGCTTATGTGCGACAGGTGACCAATCAGCAGCGCCAACAACGCCCACGCATCAAAGTACATGGCATGAATAGCCAAAGTGATGCCAAGATTGCTGAAATACTTACAGGCATTTGCAGACACATCGAAGTCAATTCAGATGCCGACCATGCCTATGACAACGCATTTAACTATGCGGTGCGGTGCGGATTTGGATATTGGAGGGTCAAAACCGACTATGTGCGTGAGGATTCATTTGACCAAGAAATCTATATTGAACCTGTTCACAATCCATTCACGGTCTATTTTGACCCAAACAGTACGTTACCAGATGGATCAGATGCCGAGAAATGCCTAATTACGCAAGTGGTTAGCAAAAAGGTATTTGAGAAGATGTACCCAGATGCCGAGACAGGCGTAGGGTTTACCCAAAAAGGCACAGGGGATAGCAATGCTGAGTGGGTAATGAAAGAAGACATTAGGATTGCTGAATACTGGTACACCGAGCGTAAGCAAGATAAATTGTGCCTTTTGAGCGATGGAACAAGCAAATTTCGTAGCGATCTGCCATCAGACGGTGAGTTGTTAAGCCGTGGCTTAGTGGTCATTGATGAGCGCCCAACGTTGAAAAAACAGATCAAAATGATCAAATGTACGGCCATCGAGGTGTTAGAAGAAGGCGATTGGGCATCCAAATACATACCGATCATTCCAGTTTACGGTGAAGAATTTGTTGTTGATAACAAGCGCAAAAAGTACGGTCTGGTCAGAATGGCCAAAGATGCACAGAGAATGTACAACTTTTGGAAAACGGCTATTACTGAATCCGTGGCACTAGCACCTAAAGCTAAGTGGCTATTGGCAGAAGGTCAAGATGAGGGGCATGAGAATGAATGGGCGCAAGCTAACATCAAGTCAATGCCGGTGCTTAGATACAAGCAAAAAGACATTGAGGGGGTTATGGCCCCAACGCCTACACGCATCCAACCCGAAGCACCGCCTGCGGGCATCATGGCAGCAGCTGATGGCGTAAACAGCGATATGCAAGCTATTTTGGGTATATTTGATCCAAATCAAATGGCCACGGGCAACATTAGTGGCAAAGCATTGAATGGCCAACAGCAACAGATTGACCTTACAAACTTCCATTATTACGACAATCTAACCCGTTCTATTAAGCATACAGCTAGGATAATCCTTGATTTAGTGCCAAAAATATACGACCAAGCAAGGGTAATGCGGATCATTGGGGACGATGGCAAACCTGATTTGGTAGAAATCAATAAGTTATCCCAAGACGAACAAGGCGTAAACACCATACTGAATGATGTGACCGTGGGTGAATACGATGTGGTGATGGATACAGGCCCAGGCTACAATAGCAAGCGCATTGAAGCGGTTAACAGCATGATGCCAATGCTAAGTGCCGATCCAAACCTGATGAATGTTGCTGGTGACTTGATCTTTAGGAACATGGACTTCCCTGGCGCTGACACTATTGCAGACCGTTTGGCAGCAGCCAACCCATTGGCCCAGATTGATGATAAATCTGATGTACCGCCCCAAGTACAGATGCAGTTGGCACAATCTCAAAAGACCATTCAGGACTTACAACAACAGCTGCAAGGTATGCAATTGATGCTGAAGAATCGTAGCGATGTTGAACAGCTCAAGCAAGATGCTGAGACCAAGCGCACCTTGATTAAAGAGACTAACCGTGCCCATGAGATTGAATTGCGTGATCAAGAACGCCACAAAGACATGATGATGCGTACAGATACGATGGCGCATGATACGGTGCTCAAGACCCAAACACAATTGGAAATCGAACGCATGAAGGCAGATTTGGCCGTTTATTTAGCCCAATTGGACAGATTGAGCGAGAAAGCAGCCACGGTTGAAGCCATCGAGCGTGCCATTTGACAAACTAAAGAATTCGTGTAAGCATTACACAACCTTACCCGTAAGGTATACGGGGTTAATTCTTAGGTGATACCTATGTCTGAAAAAGAAGCAGGAAATGTCCTGACAAGTGAGAACAGCGCTGAGTTTTATGCTAACAAACTGAATTTAGCTGACAGAAATGAAGATGTGGCGGTTGAAACCGAGCCATTAACAGAAACTGAGCAGAGTGAATCAGCAGCAGAAATAAGCAAAACTACTGAGGAGCGAAAGCAAAATCCTAAGTTAGAGAAACGGTTTTCTGAACTGACAAAGCAACGTGAACAAGCCAAGGCAGAGGCGCAAGCAGAACGCCAACAGCGTGAAGCGTTAGAAACAAGGTTACGGGCACTAGAACAACAGGCTATACCCCAAAAGGTACAGAGCATTGACGAAGAACCCCAACCTGGCCAATTCCAAGATGCTTTTGAGTATGCAAAGGCATTGGCGCAGTATTCAACAGAAACAGCTTTGAGGGAACGTGATCAACAGGATGCAAACAAAAAAGCTAATGAGGAAATGCAAAAGACCTTACAGTCTTGGAACACCAAATTAGAAAAAGTTAAAGCAGACATACCTGATTACGATGACATAGTTAGCACGGCAAATGTGGTAGTGAGTGACGATATTCGAGATTCGATACTAGAAAGCGATGTAGGCCCAAGAATCCTATATCATTTAGCAGAGGATTTAGAGTTTGCACAAAAACTTGCACAAATGCCAACCCGCAAGGCGTTGATTGAGATAGGAAAACTTGAAAAGCTATATGAAAGGACTGAAGCTAAAGCAGAGCCAGTAGTAAAAAGCAAAGCCCCTGCGCCCATTCGACCATTAAAGGCTACGGCAGGTGTTGCGGATATTCCCATCAACTCATCTGGGGAATTCCACGGTACTTATCAGTCTTGGAAAGAAGCAAGGCGTGCGGGCAAAATCCGTTAATTTTTAATCAAAGGAAAGAATCATGGCAAATAATTTGCTAACGATATCCAAGATCACCAACGAAGCGTTGATGGT